GAATTACTTTGACTGGCGCAATGACTATCGGGAGAATGAAAATCTGGACATGGTTTATGACTTCCTTGAAAAGCTCGGATATGAAATGTCTGATGATGAGCGGGCTCTTAAAGACGGTACACATCCATTGTTCACAAACAGAGATGAAAGCGAGACATAAACGTCATGGAATAAGCATGGAAATCAAGGAGCATAGATCAATGGCTAAAAAAAGGGAGGATGAAGATTGGAAGAGATAATAAAAGCAATAAAGCAACTGCGTGTAGGTAAGATAATCGAGGAGTATGAGCTTCAGGCGGCAATAGCGGACATTTTTAATAAATCCGGAATCATCTATACCAAGGAATACCGCCTGGGCCCAGGAAGCCGAGTAGATTTTTTAACACAAAGCGGCGTGGCGGTAGAAGTTAAGAAGGGCAAACCCAACCGCACGCAGCTGGTAAACCAAATTAACCGATATGCAGAATACCCGGAAATCAAAGCAATTGTAATTGTCGTTGAAACCAGTCTCCGCATCCCAGTAACAAAAGCAGCAAATGGAAAGCCATGCTCCGTGGTAGGATTGCAGAAACTATGGGGGATAGCATTATGATACCAGCATATTTGCAAAGGCCACCAGCCAGCGAAAATTATGAAGGCAGCTTAATACCGGTTAAAAGAAATGGAATAGTGCAGGACTGGATCATTGAAGGAAATCCGGGCATGGTGGAGATTATAAAGCGCTTATTCCCTGGCTCGAAATCATACGGAAGGGGCCGCTGCAGATTCCCGAACACTAAAAGAAACGCTGAAAACCTAAATTGGATAATGCTGCGGTATCCTCTGAAAATCGAGGACGAGCAAGCATGGGAAGAAAGCTATCAGGCGGCAGTGAACCACGCAATAAGGATGCGGGACTTCAACAAAAGGCCGGAAAAGATAATTCCGCCGCCGGATTTCGTGGGAAACCTGAAGGAATTCCAAAAAGAAGGCCTTTCATACCTGGTAGGAGCAGAGAGAGCACTCCTGGCGGATGAAATGGGCCTCGGGAAAACGGTTCAGGCGCTGGCATTCTTATCAGTCAAGAAGGCATACCCGGCAATCATCGTAGTACCACCGCACCTCGTAAAAAACTGGGAACAGGAAATAAACCGGTTCCTGGTACTGCCAGGCGGCGGACAGATAAGCATTGGCAGCCGAAACCCGCAGGGAGCAGTACATACCATAAAAGGACTAAAGCCATACGAACTGCCGCCGGCCAGTATTTATATAATTCATTATCTACTACTGCGAGGCTGGAAAAACGCCTTATTGGACTATGACTTTAAAGCGGTGATCTTCGACGAAATCCAGGAGCTGCGCCATACCGGAACAGAGAAATACAGCGCAGCCTCACTATTAAGCACACATGTGCCGGCGTGCATTGGACTTTCAGGAACGCCCATATACAACCGAGGCGGAGAAATATGGTCGGTTATGAACATCATCGAATACCACTGCCTCGGAGATTGGGACAGCTTCACCAGGGAATGGTGCTACGGATACGGATCAGATATTGTAACGAATCCGGAACAGCTCGGAGAATACCTAAAAAAAGAAGGCCTCATGCTTCGACGAACAAAGGACCAGGTGCTCCAGGAGCTGCCGCCAAAGCGTCGCGTGGTTCAAACAGTGGATTTTGATAGAGGAACATACGGAAAGCTCATACAGGAGGCCGTCGAAAAGGCAAAGGGTATAGACGATATCAAGGATCACTTTGAAAAAGGCCGCCTGACAAGGGAAATCGTGAATGATAGCCGTCAGGCAATAGGTATTGCCAAGGCGCCATTTGTAACGACATTCGTAAAAATGCTGCTCGACGCAGGAGAATGTGTCCTGGTTTTTGCTTACCATCATGCCGTCTTTGATATTTACCACAAGGAGCTCGCCGAATACAACCCAGTAGAAATCACCGGCAGGCAGACAGCGAAGGAAAAGGACGAGAACGTCAAGCGCTTCATGGAAGGGAAAACAAATATATGCATGGTAAGCCTTCGAGCAGCTGCAGGTCTCAACCTTCAACGTGCTACATGCGTTGTATTCGGAGAGCTGGACTGGTCACCAGCGATACACTCACAGGCAGAAGATAGAGCACACAGGATAGGACAATCAGACAGCGTCCTCTGCTATTACCTTGTAGCAGAGGAAGGAACGGATGAGGTAATTCAGGAATTCCTCGGCCTGAAAATATCGCAGTTCACCGGAATAATGGGAGACAAGATAGAAACCGAGGAGGACAGGGCGATCGCCCAAGCCGTAGCGACAGAGCATATGGCCAAAATTGTAGAAAAACTTAAAAGGAGGGCCAAGTAAATTGGAACTGAGAGGAGGTTTATAGGTGAATGAATTCACTTGCAGGATATGTAATAAAACATGCTATTCTGCAGCAGAGCTCGAAAACCATGTTAACAAGAATTGTCCATACTGCGGAGCTGACATGAGAAAATCTGCTGAGGACAAATGTGTGATGTGCGGTTCCTATATACCAGAGGGACGCATGGTTTGCTCGGTATGCGAAAAGGATCCGTTTCACGTATTAAGAAAGGAGCAGGACTATGAAAAGGGGTAAATGTCGCGGGTGTGGTGCTGAAATAGTCTGGATAAAAACCAGCTCCGGAAAAAGCATGCCATGTGATCCTGAGCCGGTACCGTACTGGCAGAAACCAAAAGCTCCAGGTAAAGTCGTTACGCCGAACGGTGAAGTCCTGAGCTGTGAGTTTGAGGGCAACTTGAGCAACGCTACGGGCCTGGGTTACATATCACATTTCAGCACTTGCCCTAAAGCGGAATACTTCAAGAAAAAATGACTAATGAGGGGTGAGAATGTATGGCTAAAGAAAAGTCAAAAGACAGTATCATTCGGGTAGCTGCAGAGGTTGGGGCTAAAATGGCACTCGAAGTATATGCCAAGGAAAAAGAAAAAGAAAGGAAGGCACGAATTGACCGGAGGTTAAGAGACACTAAACGGTTAATGCGGAACTACCGGGAAATCAAAATTCATGCCGGTGATGCCATCGCTTCCCTATCGGAGGTTACTCAGGAAGACTTTGAGTTTTTTAAGGACCTCATGGAAAATGAAGAAAGGATCGACGTTTCAGCTATTGTTCGTTCAAAGGCGAGATCTGCGATTATGCTTGCTCACATAGATGCGATGCTGAAAACCTACCAAACAATATGTTACACATCCAAGAAGCCCGAAGATGCGCGCCGGTATCGTGTACTCGAAGCAATGTATCTAAAAGATGAACCTGAGCAGGTATATGATATTGCGGACCGTGAAAATATCGATGTCAGAACTGTATACAGAGATCTGGATGCGGCCTGTGAAAAAATGAGTGCATTGCTCTTCGGAATTCAATGGATTGAAAGAGATTAAAACAGACCGAAACAGATCTGAATAGACTGCATCAGATGTCAACGAATTGTCTTGAATCAGCCAGAGTAATAGTTTAACATTGTAATTGTAAAATTCTAATCAGCCGAGCGGCTCCTGAGAGGGGTCGCTATTTTATTTTGAAAGGAGGTTATTCGGGCTTCGTGTTTGCTCCTTTCACGAAGTCAGGCACCGGGCCGTAACTGTTCGCCAGCAGCCGGCAGCGGGCTTATATCAAAAAAGGAGGATATCATCGTGTTTTCAAGAGTTATCAACAGTTTTATCCACAAGCCGTCGCTTTATTACTCCATGTCGATTGCAGCGACCTGGGCAGGCGTCGGCTCACTTATTGTAGGAATCCAAATGGCGCAGGATTACGGAATAATTCCCTTCCTGCTCTGGGCGTTGGGAAACACGCTGGCTTGTATAGTGTTCGGCATATTTGCCCCGACCATCCCGAAGCTGCGTGATGTTTTCCGAAGCAAGCCCATGCATTTTATTGTCGGAAGCATGTGCATCTTCCAAATCTGGCTGAATATGAACGGTATCCAGACCATATTCAGAGATACTCCACTGACAGGTACCTTTGGAATGGTGCTGGCCTATGCAGTGGCGATATTCTTTATCTTCCTGCTGATCCGGTTCGGGATGATACGAAATGTCCTGACGGATAATGCGAGCTGGATATCTGTATATGCTGTCGCATTTGTGCTGACGATCGCAGCAATCATCTATTCGCACGGCAATATGAACATATTACCGTTAGGCCTGGACCAGATACCGGCCGGAATAGAGAAATGCCTGCTTCTGCTCCCTGGTGCTTTCCTCTACCCTTACTTCTTTGAGATCCTGGACTACAATGACCACAATGAGGACGGCACAAGGAAAATTGATGTGCGATGGGCTTTTATCAATGGAGGTTTGCTGTTCGGCGCATACCTGATATTCACTTTCCTGCTTGCATGGACGAATTTTGGGCCTGTGCTGAACATCGTTAAAGCATTCCTGATTACGCTTGTCGCGGTATCAACAATATCGTCTTTCCTGTACAGCGTGTATATTACCTTTGGCCGCACGCTGGGCATCTTTATTAACATTGCAACCGTGGCAACCTGGCAGCTGCTAATACCGATGGGCGTACTCGGTGTATGGACGCTGATGAGCTCTATTCGTATATTCATTGTCCTCGGCGCCATCCTCTTTGCTCTCGCCTGGAACTTCGTTGAGAAGAGAAAGGCGGTGAGAGCATGAAGCGCATACTCGGAAGAAAACAGAGTATGGATAATGCCCGTTGGATAGAAGCCATGGACAGGATTGAAGAGCTTGTATCAAAAGATGAGCTCGATAATGCAGTTGCAACAGTCTATAACGAAATAAAACAGGTGACCGAAGGTAAGAAGATTGCCTATGCATGGAGCGGCGGAAAGGACAGCCTTGTCCTTGAGGACATATGCAAAAAACTCGGTATAACGGACTGTGTATTCGTACATACCGAATTGGAATACCCCGCTTTCCTGAGCTGGTGCCTGGAGCATAAGCCTGAAGGATGCGAGGTTATAAACACCGGGCAGGATCTGGACTGGCTGGCAAGGCATCCGGCCATGCTATTCCCGAACAACTCTGCCCTGGTATCAAGATGGTTTGAAATCGTCCAGCGCAATGGTATAAGGCAATACTTCCTGAAGCACCAGCTGGACATTATCATTGTCGGACACCGCAAGGCAGACGGCAACTATGTAGGCAGAGGTTCAAACATCATGACCAACGGCGCCGGCGTTACCCGGTATTCCCCGTTGGCCGACTGGCCACATGAGTTATTACTGGCATACATCCACTATCACAAAATCCCCATGCCCCCTATTTACCAGTGGAAGGACGGGTATAGGTGCGGGACGCATCCATGGCCGTCACGCATGGGTATGAAATCTGTTGAGGATGGCTGGGCTGATGTATACGAAATAGACCCGTCAATCGTTATAGCTGCGGCCACAAAAATTGAAAGCGCGGCTCACTTTCTTGCAGCAAAGGAGGTGAGACCGTGAAGATAGTTAAAAAGAGACTTGATGAGCTGAAGAAGCCGGAAAGGAATATCCGGCTTCATACTGATAAACAGATAAAAGAGTTCCGACGCTCTATTGAGATGTTCGGACAGATCCGGCCAATAGTCATAGATGAAAACAATGTGATACTGGCCGGGAACGGACTGGCGGAAACACTGCGTTCCATGGGACGCACCGAAGCGGATTGCTACGTTGTCACCGGGCTGACGGAAAATGAGAAGAAAAAGCTCATGTTGGCCGACAACCGCATCTTTGACCTCGGTGTTGATGACATGGCCGCATTCGATGCTTTCATCCTGGAGTTGAAAGACGACCTGGATATCCCCGGCTTTGATGAGGATATGCTTAAATCACTTGTTATGGATTCTGATGAAGCCGATGAGCTTATATCCGACTATGGCATCATACCGGAAGAGCGGATCCAGGAAATCAAGACCACCGAAGAAAAGTACGAGGCCCGGGATGAGGAAGCTGCTAAAAAAGCCATAGAGCATATTCCCGTAAAGCCGCCGATTCAAATACCGGAAGAGGTTCGGGAAGCTGCAGGCTATGAAGCTCCCTTCCAGGCAGAGGAGGTTGAACACAGATATATCCTCTGCCCTAAGTGTGGTGAGCGGATATGGCTGTAAAGAGAGTTAAATCCAACATGGACGTGGTGACGGCCGCAAGGATCCGTATCAAAAATGCGTTCTCAAATGGCGTAAAGGTGTACTTGTCATTCTCCGGCGGCAAAGATTCTCTGGTGTTGGCCGACATTACATTGAAGCTTATAAAGGCCGGAGAGATTGACCCAAAGCTGCTGACCGTAATCTTTATTGATGAAGAGGCTATCTATACCAGCGTGGAAGAAACGGTGCATGAGTGGCGAAAGAAATTCCTTCTGGCCGGGGCTCAGTTCCAATGGTGGTGCGTCGAAGTCAAACACTTCTCCGCGTATAATCAACTGACAGCCGATGAAAGCTACACATGCTGGGACCATACAAAGAAAGACGTATGGGTCAGGCGGCCTCCTCCCTTTGCCCTCCGGAATCACCCGCAGCTGAAACCGGGTATAGATAACTACCAATCGTTTTTACCGAAGGTAACCGGGGACGGCATTATGCTTGTCGGGGTGAGAGCTTCAGAAAGCGTGCAGCGGCTTCAGTACATGGCGGCGCTGAACCTCGGAGCCGGCAGCAGCATAACCGGCAAGAACATGATATATCCCCTGTATGACTGGAAGACGAAAGACGTCTGGCTGTATCTCAAGAATGAGAAGGTTGACATCCCGATTATATACCTCTGGATGTACCAGGCCGGCATCAATAAGAACCAGCTGAGGATATGTCAGTTTTTCTCGGTGGACTGTGTTGGCTCTCTTATTCATATCGCCAAGTATGAGCCAGGGCTTTGGGAAAAGATTTTACGCAGGGAACCGAACGCATATTTGGCAGCTCTGTATTGGGACACCGAATTATACCGCCGGTCATCCAGGCAAAGGCGTGAAACTGAAAAAGGCAAAGATTATAAAGCTCTCGTAAAGCACATGCTGTTTGAGAATCCGGATAAATACTTTACGACCGAGCTCACGCGCAAGGTGGCCGACCGATACAGGAAGCTCATTATAAAAATGGATGGCATGGCCCGGGAACGAGACTACCGGAAGATATATGATGCACTCGTGGCCGGCGATCCAAAACTGAGGACGCTGCGGGCAATCAGTGTGGACATTGCATCATCCTATGCGGAATATGCGAAAAAATTCCGTAAAGGGGGTGAAAGCAATGTCTGAAATGGACCTGTTCGCACCCTTAAACTCATTGCACTGGGTAGACCGCGATACGCTAAAACCGAATAACTATAACCCGAACAAAGTAAGCCGGGAAAATCTGCAGCTGCTGGTGCAATCAATACTGACAAACGGCTGGACGCTTCCCATTGTCGTGCGTCCGGATTACACCATTATTGATGGCTTTCATCGCTGGACCGTGGCAGGCGAAGAACCGCTACGAACGAAGCTCGGCGGAAAAGTGCCAGTGGTAATAGTTGCGCACGCGGATGAAGCTGAAGACATGTACGGCACAATCACACACAATCGCGCACGTGGCACGCACTTGCTTGAACCGATGAAAGCTATCGTCAAAAAATTACTCGACAGCGGAAAGACCGTGAACGAAATATCGAAACAATTAGGCATGAAACCGGAAGAGGTATTCAGGCTGTCGGATTTCTCGAAGGAAGAATTCCTGGCAATGATGACGAAAGGCGTCAAGGGTTATAGCAAAGCGGAAGTCCTTGCAAAGATATAACACTATAATGGCCCGGGGTAGAAAAACTATCCCGGGCTTATTACATTGGAGGTGTAGTTATGACCATAGCTGAAAAACTTTATAGGAGTGACCCGGACACATTATTTGAGATAATTGTCCGCTATCGGCTGGAGAAGCTGGCCAGGCTATACTTCCCTGACGACCTCGTGTCTGCTCAATATGCCAAGGAAGATGACAGCACGCATGAGTATGAAAAGCTGATGAAGCCAAGCAGCTATACCGGAAAAGTGGAAAGACGCAAAGGCGCAATCACTCAACCCCATAGGCCTGTAATTAAATAAAAGCCATGCATTTTTGGAAATGGCTGGTAGAAAAAGGTACTGGGAAAGGGAAAAATTTCTTTGCGGGCTCGCCGACCCCGAAAAAAATTCAGTTAGTGAGCCGAAAAATTTGGGAACTTTAATTGAAATTTTCCTCAAATTTCGGTTTTGTGCCTGGCATCTTCCTCCCCCTGAGGTGTCAGGCAGAGAATCGAAAGCAATTTTACGATGATGGAAAGGAGTGGAGCCAATGGCAGCGCAAAAAAAGAAGCCAGAGGCGGTTATCGAAGACGGCGCTGTCTATGTGCTGCGCGCCGGAACGCCAATATTCGTAAAAACTGCGGACATTTGTGCAATGACGGGCAAAAGCAATCAATGGATCGGCCAATTGGTCAGCCAGGGAACGCTTAACAAGAAAAGCACTCCCCACGGCTCGCTTTTTGACCTTTTAGCAACCATGAGAGCTTATACCGCGATGCTGGAAGAGCGCCTGAACTCAGCAGAGGAGAAAAAAGCTGACAACGCTGCAGAGAAAGAGAAGCAGGAAGCTGAAATCAGCATTAAAAAAGCCAAGGCCATAATCACGGTACTGGAAGCGAAAGAGCTTCAGGGCAAAATGCACCGGTCCGAAGATGTGGCAGCTATGACCGAGGATTTAATATACAATATCCGGAGCATGCTGTTGGCCCTGCCTGGCAGGCTTGCAGTTGATGTTGCATCAACACAGGATCCTGCCGAAGCAGCAGAGATAATACGCCGGGAAGTCTATAAAGTCATGGAGGAGCTCTCAAATTACAAATACGACCCGAAAAAGTACGAAGAAAGAGTCCGGGAACGCAGGAGCTGGGACATAGAAAGCGGCGATATCCATGACGACGAAGAGTGATGCGAAACGATTGAATGCTGCAATTGCAAAAGCCATTGCAGCAATGAAACCTCCTGAAAACCTGACCGTTACGGAATGGGCTGACAAAAAACGCCGTCTCTCTCCTGAAAGCAGTGCTGAACCAGGACCCTGGCGGACATATAGGACTCCCTATCTCAAAGAGCCAATGGATGCTTTTACGGATCCGAAGGTCAAGCGTATTGTTATGGTTGCAGCTTCCCAGGTTGGAAAGTCCGAGCTGCTCAATAACATTATCGGGTATATCATTGATGAGGATCCAGGCTCCATCCTCTTTATCCACCCGACTACCATTGATGCTAAAGATTATTCAAAGCTCCGTATCGCTCCCATGATCCGGGACTGCCCGTCACTCAGGAAAAAGGTTGCGGAGCCGAAAAGCAGGGATAGCGGAAACACGATTCTGCAGAAAACATATCCGGGCGGAATATTAACTTTATGCGGTTCAACTGAAGCGCATTCCCTGGCGTCGAAGCCAATACGATACATACTCGGTGACGAACGTGACAGATGGGCTACATCGGCCGGCAATGAAGGTGACCCCTGGGAACTTGCCAGGGCCAGGCAAATAACTTTCTATAATGCGAAGGCTGTTGAAGTGTCCACGCCCACAATCAAAAATGCGAGTAACATTGAAGCGGCATATGCTACCGGCACTATGGAGCGCTGGTGCGTGGCCTGCCCTCACTGCGGTGAGTACAATAACATCACTTTTTCTGATATTCGCTACGATTACGAAGAGAAAATTGTGGCCGGAAAAAAGACATATTCGGTAAGCAATATCAGGTATATTTGCCCCAGTTGTGGTGCGATTTCCACAGAAAAACAGGTAAAAAGCCAGCCGGCCAAATGGATAGCGGAGAATCCTGACGCATACCACCTCAATGGCTGTCGTTCGTTTTGGCTGAATGCTTTCGTGAGCCCTTGGGCTTCGTGGCAATCTACCATCCTGGAATATCTGAATGCTTTGGGTAGCAGCAAAAAACTGCAGGTTGTATATAACACCCGCTTCGGTGAGCTGTGGGAAGACCGCGGCGATCTGGAAGATGAAGATAGTATTATGGCAAGACGTGAGCAGTATGAAGCTGAGCTGCCGGACGGTGTTCTTGTCTTAACCTGTGGCGTTGATACCCAGGACGACAGGCTTGAATTTGAAGTGGTTGGTTTCGGCCACTTCGGTGAGAGCTGGGGCATTAAAAAAGGCATCATCATGGGACGGCCAGATAATCCGGATGTATGGAAGCAGCTCGATGACATCATAGATAAAGTCTATTACTTCAAAAACGGTGTAGGCCTGCGCATATCAATGACCTTTGTTGATGAAGGCGGACACTTTACTCAGGAAGTCAGATACCATTGCCGGGAGCGGTTAAGCAAAAAGGTGTTTGCTGTCAAAGGCCGCGGCGGTGACGGAATCCCATATACCTCCCCGCCTAAAAAACAGAAAATCATCATCAAAGGGAAAAGTCTCGGTACCTGTTGGCAATATACTATCGGCGTTGATGCAGGCAAACAGATTATCATGGATAACCTCAAGGTGCAAACACCAGGACCGAAGTATTGCCATTTCCCCAAACGCGACGATTATGGCCCGGCATATTTTAAAGGGCTGTTATCCGAGCGGTTAGTATATAAACCTGAGCGAAAAAATCCGTGGGTATGGGAAAAGATACCCGGCCATGAACGGAATGAAGCGTTAGACTGTCGCAACTATGCTCTTGCAGCGTTCAAGGCCTTGCCTATTGATTTGGATGCAATAGACAAACGGATAAAGGAAGCAAAAGACAATAAACCGATATCGGAGCCGCGTAAACAACCTGTGAAGCAAAAGAAAAAACCCAGCAGCGCGTTGAACAAGTTTTTTAACGATTGGTAAGGAGGGTTCCTTAAATGGCTGATATGACTGAAATAAAGGCAAGGCTTCAATTTTGGAAGGATGCACTTGCCAAACTGAGAGCTGCTTATCTCGCTCTTGTTGAAGGGGGCGTTCAAAGCTATACGATAGATGACCGCTCTCTCACCCGGTTTGATTTGCCGAAACTCAAGGCAGAAATCGAGGAAGCTGAGCGGAAAGTCGATGAATACACCGCAATATTACGCGGCCGAAAGCCGAGGAAGGCTTTTGGTATAGTTCCGCGTGACTGGTAATGGGTATAAGTCCGAAAGGACTTTGCCAACGGAATGTCCGGCGGAGTTTGCTCCTTTCGCCACTGGACATTCCGTTTATTTTGTAAAGATTGGAGGCGATAAATTGAGCAATAAACATATAAGCCGACGCAGCGGACGCCCGCAGGCAAAAGGCTATAGTGAAGCGGGGGCAAGTTATTATAAAAGAGCTCTCAAAGCATTTACGGCTCAAAGCGGAAGTCCGCGAGAGGATATCGACTGGAATAATGCTACGCTCCGGCAGCGTGGCCGCATACTTTACATGGCATCCCCTGTTGCAGCTTCGGCCATAAAGACAAACCGCACCAGTATAATCGGGATGGGATTGCAATTCAGATCCAGGATTGACCGTGATATTTTAGGCTTGACACCGGAAGCGGCAAAGGAATGGCAGCGCAGGACCGAAGCTGAGTTTGCGCTCTGGGCGAACCATAAGCAAAACTGTGATGCTATTGGTGTTAACGACTTTGCTGGCTTACAGCAGCTCGCACTCCAATCATGGTTAATGAGCGGCGATGTGTTCGCGCTGATTAAGCGGTATGAACCGACAAAATTATCCCCCTACTCCCTGCGTGTTCATTTGATAGAAGCTGACCGCGTTTCAACACCGACAGACAATGCAACCCTTATCTCGCCAAGCATTACTGATGGCAAGACAAAGGACGGTAATCGAATATTTGACGGTGTTGAAGTGGATAAGGAAGGCATGATCGTGGCCTATTATGTCCGGAATACATACCCGTATCAGCTTACAACTGAAAAAACTGAATGGGTGCGCGTTCCGGCATACGGTGAATTAACCGGGTTGCCAAATATTCTGCATATCATGGATTCGGAAAGGCCTGACCAATACCGTGGGGTTACTTATTTAGCACCAGTAATTGAGGAATTGCTGCAGCTTCGCCGTTATACGGAGAGCGAACTGATGGCAGCGCTGGTTCAGTCGTTTTTTACTGCGTGGATAAAGACAAATACTGATACAACGGAAATTCCGGTGAATGAGGCCGGTGGAGATATTGTCGGATTGGATGGTGAAGAGCCGGCAGAGGTTTCAACAAGCGACAACGAATATGAAATGGGACCGGGAACGGTTAACCACCTGGGAGAAAATGAGGATATCGTGTTCGGCAACCCCAATATACCTACATCCGGATTCAAAGATTTTGTTGAAACGATATGCGAGCTTATCGGAGCAGCCCTTGAGATTCCGAAGGATATCCTCTTAAAGAATTTCAATTCAAGCTATTCTGCAAGCCGCGGTGCCCTGCTCCATGCCTGGGAAGCATTCAAGATGCGCCGGCAGTGGTTTGTCAATGATTTCTGCCAGCCGATATACGAGCTCTGGTTAACGGAAGCCGTGGCCCGGGGACGCATAAAAGCACCCGGATTTTTCAGTGATCCTCTCGTTCGCATGGCCTGGTGCGGCGCTCGATGGATAGGTCCGGCTCAAGGACAGCTCGATCCGACCAAAGAGGCAAAGGCAGCAATTATGTATGTCGACCGCGGATTCAAGACACATGAAGAAGTGACGGTTGAGCTGAACGGTGGCGACTGGGAAGAAAACCTGGAACAGCTGTCAAGGGAAAACGAGCTGCTTAAGAAAGCCGGCGGCGGCAATTACATGGCCACGCTTGCTGATAATGATACGGAAGGAAGTGAGACGGATGCCTAATATTTTGTCAGGCATGTTTGGGAAAAAGCTCCCCAATATCAAGATTGAGCGCAACTGCTATACCATGGCTATTGTCGACGGCGATACTGCCGAGATAACCATGTATGGTGAAATCGTGGAGCAGCAGCCTACTGATTGGTGGGGAGAACCGATCGAAGGAGAATTTATAACTCAAAGTGAGTTTCTGGAGGACCTCAAATCCATTGAGGGTGCAAAGACAATTATTATCCGCATGAACAGCATCGGTGGCGATGCCGGTGTTGCCATACTCATTCATAACCGGCTCAGGGAACTTGCGGCCAAAGGCAAAAAACTGATCTGTGTCGTAGACGGAATGGCAATGTCCGGAGGCTCGCTTATCATGTGTGCTTGTGATACGGTACGGGTTAACCCCTCAAGTATCATCATGATACATAAATGTATACGCCTCCTGTTCGGCTGGTATAACGCGGATGAGCTGCGGCAGATAGCAGATTCAAATGACGCCTGGGATAAAGCCCAGGTATCAATTTACAAGCGCAAAACCAATCTCTCGGAAACTGTAATTAAGCACATGATGGCTGAAACCACCTATATGACAGGGAAAGAAGCTGTTGACAAAGGTTTTGCGGATGAATTACTGGACGATGCTGAACCGGTCAGTATCGCAGCCAGTGCAGACCGAAGCACTATTTATGTGAATGGGCGTGCGATTCGGTTAATGAGTCCGCTCCCTTTGAAGTTACCGGAATATATTCAAACGGTCAATCCCGGTGCAAATGCGCCGGTTAAGACAAATAATAACATGCCGGCAGAAACCGGCAGCGAAGAAGGAGGAAATGTAACCATGGCAAAAACTATTGAAGAGCTTAGGGCTGAATACCCGGAGCTGGTAAAACAGATCGAAGCCGAGGCGAAAGCTGCCGCATCTGCTGACCAGAAAGCTGCAGAGCAGAAGGCTGTTAATGATGCAGTTCAGGCAGAGCGGAAGCGTTTGCAGGAGATTGATGAGATCGCATCTGCAATCAATGATCCTGACCTGGTGAAAGAAGCAAAATACGGAGAAAAAGCTTGTTCAGCTCAGGAGCTTGCTTTCAGGGCTATGCAGAAGCAGGCCAAACAGGGAGAGCAGCACCTTGAAGACGTCAAGAAAGACTACCAGGCTTCCAATGCATCCAGTGTCAGCGCANCTCCGAACGGCGGAGAGGATGACCCCAAGAAAAGCGTTGAAGCAGTTGTAGACGCAGGANTTGAGGCGGTCAAAAAAGCGCGTACTGGAGGTAGATAAGCATGAGCATTATCATGAATGAATCTATTGGGGCTNTGGAATATGATGGCCTCATCAATTCCGCTTATCCTGCAGANGTTATCCATGCNTCNCTTGCTTCGGGNTATGGGAAACTCAAAAGAGGTACCCTGATAGCACGGAACTCAAGCGGAAGCCTGATTCCGTGGGGCAGCGACATAACCGATGATCTGGTAGAAACTCTGACAGTATCAAATCATGTTGCTACCAAAGCACAGGCTGGGCTTCGGACGGCCTTGCTAAAAGTATTTGCCCTTGACTTTATCGCGGAAACTCTGGCCGTGGAAGATCATGCGGCCTCAATAACTGTCGCTGGCTTGAACAAAGACACCCTCGTAGTGAAGCATGGAGAAGATACACTCACGCTCACTACTGATTACACGGTATCGTATGAAGACGGTGTGCTGACGATTACCCTTGTGGATACAAGCGCGCACTATGATGCCGAGGAGTTGGAAATCAAGTGTTTCTTCGCTGATGTGTTCGTCGAAATTGAAAAGACCACCGATTACACAGTAACGTATTCGTCAAATACCCTCACTGTAACGCTTGTTCAGACCAGCGATTATTACGACACTCCGAAGGTGAAAATTATCTGCCCTTATACATATGATGAGGGCACAATCGCAGCTGCAAACCTGATCCTTGCGGAAGATATCGATACCGGAGAAACATCAGGGTCAACAATAATTGCCCGGGTATATCGCACAGGTATATTCAACAGAAAAGCGATATTACACGACCCGAAAGCAGTTGATGGAATCAACGACGTCACGAAAGAAAAGCTTCGTAGCG